GTTCAAGGTGTACCCATCTGCCTACGCCAACGCTTGGGCAGCAAAATGGTACAAGTCCAAAGGTGGTGGATGGCGTGGAGGTAAATCGTGAAGCATGCTAAAAAGTCTGACATGAAGATCAAGGCGGACAAGAAAAAGTTCAAGCCGCACATGATGTTCCCCAAGGGTGGCGGTAAGCCCAAGTTTGCCAAGACCTACGAAGATCACATTCGACTTGGTAAGCAGGGGTACGGGCATACGAAGCCCAAGAAATGAGTTACCAAGGCGGTCTTCGGAAGTGGTTCAAAGAGGACTGGCGTGATGTAAAAACTGGGGAGAAGTGTGGTCGTAAGTCTGCAAAGGGTGGATCAAAGCGGCCCTACCCCGCATGTCGCCCAGCGTCCGTAGCGAAGCGACTTTCGATCAAAGAAAAGAGAGCCACTGCTCGTCGCAAGACTGGGAGTGGTCGTGTCAATTGGCAAATCACCGCATCCGGTAGAAGGAGAAAACGTGGCAATTAATTATCGTGGCGAAAGATTCTCCGGCTACAACAAGCCCAAGCGAACACCCGGCAAATCCAAAAAGTTTGCTGTGCTTGCAAAGGACGGCAGTAAGGTTCGCTTGATCCGATACGGTGATCCCAACATGAAGATCAAGAAGAACATTCCCGGTCGGCGTAAGAACTTCAGAGCGAGACACGGCTGCGACAGCCGACCGCCGAGTAAGTTGACCGCTCGATATTGGTCATGCAAGAAGTGGTAAAATGTGGAATGCGATATTTACTGCTTTGTTTCAGGTACTTCTTCCATTCGTACTTGCAGGCAAAACCGCCAAAGACGCCACTCGTCCTCCTGAGCATCACGCTTGGAAGCGTCGGATGTCAGAGTTCCAGCGTCGTATTCGTGGAGGAAAGTGACGGACTCGTGAGGCTCGGCCCCGATGTCCGTGGAAAAGTCTACTATTGGGATGGTGAGGGATGGTCCCTCTCGTCTTCTGTAGTCCGGTTACCAGAAGGTTGGTATGCCGGATCCTTGAATGGTTCTCAAGATGAAACTTGGCCCGATGCGTCGGATAACTAAGGGACACAAAGAATCAGTCATTTGTCTAATGCGTTCAACTTAAGGAGTCACAATGGCTTACAACGCAACAAGTCCAAACCGGTTTGGTGAAAATGCCGCAACCGCCACGGACGCTAATGAACTGTTCCTTAAGGTGTTCTCAGGGGAAGTCCTGACCACCTTCGAGGAAACTAACTTGATGATGGGTCTGCACCGTGTGCGTACCATCTCCAGCGGCAAGACCGCTCAATTCCCTGTGACTGGTGTCGCATCAGCCAAGTACCACACCCCCGGTGAAAGTGTCTTGGTCGATAACGCGGCTTACCTGTCTTCCATCAACCACGGCGAAGTGACCATCTCGATTGACGGTGTGCTTCAGTCTTCAGCCTTTATTGCTGACATTGATGAAGCGAAGAATCACTACGATGTTCGTTCCATCTACTCCACCGAAATCGGTCGAGCGTTGGCATACCACGCAGACAGAGCCGTTATGCGTACTGTTATTGCAGGGGCACGAAAAGTCAAAGACCGCTTTGGCACGACTCAAACCACCGACAGCGGTGTTGCAAACAGTAAGTACCTCGGTGGTGTCATCAGTATTGATGGTACTTCTGCTGCTACCGCTACTCACATTCTCTCCCAAGGTGATTACGGTGGCTCTTCCAGTCAAGGACTCGGTGGTGACCTTTACGAAGGCATCTTCAAAGCCGCTAACCTGATGGATACCAAGAACGTGTCCCGTGATGGCCGATACTGCATTCTCACCCCAGATAACTACTACAAGTTGCTGACTGAGAACAAAGATGCCATTAACCGAGACTTTAACCCAGAAGGCAACGGTTCGTTCTCCGGCGGTGAGTTGGTCGAGATTGCTGGCATTCGCATTCTGAAGTCTACTCACTTGCCATCTGGTGATGAGTCTGGTGCGTCGGAAGATGCAAACTTTGGTGACGCTGCCATCAATAACAATGTCTTTGATGAGAGTGGCACAGGCGGCTACTCCGGCGTTAACTTCACTGGTACTCAAGGTCTTGTCTTCCAAACTGAAGGCGTGGGTAGCGTGAAGTTGATGGATCTGTCTATGGAGTCTGAGTACTTCATGGAGCGTATGGGTACGCTTATGCTTGCCAAGTACGCAATGGGTCACGGCGTTCTTCGTCCTGAAGCCTGCTACGAGTTGGTGAACACCGGATCCTAATCTGGTACACTGATCTCGTCTGAGTTCTCCACTTGGGGCCACCCGTAGTTCTGCTATGGGTGGCCCTATTCTTATGCAAAAGGAGCATCAATGTCTGTTCAAATGACCACGGAACTTAATGCGGTAAACACCATGCTTAGTGCTATTGGTGAGCCACCCGTAACTACGCTCGATGGGCAAACAAATGCTGATGCTGCTATTGCACAAAACATCCTGTTAGAAATCAATCGAGAAGTGCAGACAATGGGCTGGCACTACAACACTCAGTTTGACGTTGAGTTCCAGCCAGATACAGACAAACAGATTGTTCTGCCCACCAATGTCGTGCGTATTGATATTGACCCTCGGGTTCGTAGCGGTACGCCAGACTTGGTGTCAACTACTACCGACAACCGAGACATAACCCAGCGTGGTTCTCGGTTGTTCAACAAAACCAAAAACACGTTTGAGTTTGACAAAAATGTCACGGTGACTGTGATTTACCTCCTGCCGTTTACCGAGTTGCCAGAGGCGGTTCGCAGGTACATCACCATCAAAGCAGCCCGTGTCTTCCAAGACCGCATGGTCGGCTCTCAAAAGCATCACGCCTTTACTCGGCAAGACGAGATACGAGCATTGGCTTTGATGAAAGAGTTTGAGATGGATACGGCTGATTACAGCATCTTTGGCAACTTTGATACTTTGCGTATTGTGAATCGGGGTGATGCCCAACGAGGCACAATCTAATGCCACTTATTCTTACTTCTGTCCCTGATCTAACCGGCGGTGTGTCGCAACAGCCTGTTTCTAATCGGGGCATGAATCAGTGTGAGAATCAAGTCAACGCCATGCCTTTGGTTGTCGGCGGGTTGATCAAACGTCCCCCACTCAACCATGTCACTGAGATAACAGACGCTTCAGACACGAGCCTCAACATTACCAATGCCTTTACACATTTCGTGCGTAGGGACAATGATGAAGAGTTTCTTATTACCATTGACGGTGTAACTGGAACATGCCTTGTTAACGATTTGAAAGGCAGCACACCGGGGGCTTCCAGAACTGTAATTCAAGACAACCTTGCTGGCGATGACTTTTACATTGGTAACGATGGTGGAGATGTCACTGGTGACTTGGCAGATCCCAGTGCTGTCCTCCGTGCCTTTACGATTGGTGATGTAACGTTCATTGTCAACACTGCAATCACCCCAGCGATGGCTGCAACTACGTCACCTTTTTCTCGGCTTGAAGCGTCGGCTCCTCACGAAGCATTGCTTGTCTTTAACACCTCTGCGGTAGATGCCACAATAAGCGTCACGGTAACAATGGAGAGTGGTGCTAACGCTGGGCAGACTGGGACGGCAACTGTAACAGCGACAGGCGGTGCAGATGATGGGCCACCCAAGGTTGGCAACATTGCAAAGATAATGACCACAGGTGATGCCTCTATTGACGGCATGTTGACATTTAGTGGTACTTCTCTCAACGGTATTGCTGGCATAACTTGCGGATTGGATCAGGCACAAAACGGCGTGCTGCACATTATTGGCAATGGCGAGTTTTCGATCAAGATTGAAGACAGTTTTGGAAACGCGGGTGTTACGGTAATCAGAGAAGAAACCACCTTCTTTGCTTCACTCCCCTCTACCGCACCACACTTGATGAAAGTCAAAGTAGAAGGAAGTCCTGAAACAGATATTGACGATTACTTTGTTGTGTTTCACGGAGATGGTTTAGATATTGTTGACACAACATCATCGAATGCGGATAAGGGGAAGATGGTATCCGGTAAATGGATTGAAGCCCCCGGTCCCGGCGTAACGACAACGTACGACTTCAAAACACTTCCTCACATTTTGGTTCGCCAATCTGATGGGACTTTCATGTTTACTGAGGCAAACGGAGAGACTCCCTCAGTGGCGGGAACAGATGCTTCAGTTGACTGGGCCTCGTTCAAGTTTACGAACCGCACAACCGGCAATGACACCACGAATCCCCTTCCGTCATTTATCGGTCAGCCAATCACAGACATCACGTTGTTCAAGAACCGTTTGGTAATCACGAGCGGCGAAAACGTGAACCTGTCTGAGGTTGGCTTTTTCTTCAACTTCTTCCGAACCACCGTGACGCAGTTGTTGGACTCAGCCCCAATCGATGTGGGCG